CTTTCCTATAATAAAACTTTTTCCGCTTCCACCTTCGCCATATAAATAATAATTTCCACTACCGACATTCCTAGAGTTAACCCCAGTCGAAGAAACGCCTAGTCGCATTATATCCAGACTCGCTTGTCCACCGTTCACAGTATTCATGGCGACAAACTCTGCACGAGCGTCGCCTGTATATCTCGTCTTTGCTGTGATCCAACTATCATCTCCAGCGCTACTAGACCCCGTTGCCTCTGCCACAAGCCTTTGGGTTTGTATATCTTTCCACCTATTAGCACTCTTGCCTAAGCTTACCGACCTAGTTTCATTAGGATAAAAATCATTTCCGTCGTCAATGGTTATACCAGAAGTTAGAACGCCCGTGCTGCTCCACTTCGCAGAAATGTTCGCAGGAACCCCGCTGCCAACAACAAAACTTCCTGTTTTACTAGCTTCAGCAAAAAGGCCGCTTACCCCCGTTCCGACAAATTGACCCGATTCGTTTTTACCTACCAATATCCCAGTATCCGCAGTGGTTACGAAATCTCCCGTTTCGTGATCCCCTACAAATTGGCCAGACTCATTTTTACCAACCAAAATTCCAGTTGCGGATTTTAGGGCATAAAGACCAGTTAGAATCTCTTTTCCGCTTTGGAATATTTTCCCTGATATATCAGTGTCTGAATTTAAATAATGATTTTGCCCAGAAGAAATATACTTTCCGCTTGAAGTCTGGATTACGTGAACCTTGTTTTCACTCGCGTAACCTGTGTAAAAATTAATTTTAGCCTCCGTGCCTCCTACTTGATAGATACTAGTGCCGGAAGTCGACCTCATTTTTATAAAATCAGAACTGTATATAGCAAGACTTTCTCCTGCTGAATTTATAAAATTACCATTATCGGCGAACTGAATCTTTTCCCCAGTAGCCATCGTAACCGTGCCGCTAATTGTGCCGCCATATCTTTTGTCTAGAAAATGACCAGTGCCTAAATGCAGGTTTTTAGAAAAAACTATGCCAGTTCCGTCTGGGCTCCCTACGGCAAACATATCGCCGCTAATACCCGTAGGCGTATCGTTTAATCCTGAGAAAGTATTCGAGGAGGAACCTTGAACAGCCTCTGCGACGTCCTTGACAGTAACACTTCTACTGACACCAGAATTTGCCAGAATCATTAATCCCCCAGTCGGGGCCGGAGAGATCTGGGAAAGTTGTGATATTTTTTTATTCGGCATTCCTTATTCCTTATATATTATACACTTTAATAAAGAGGGATGTAGTTATCTACTAACAAAGCCTCTGACTCTTCTAACTCTAAACGAAACCTCTCGAAGTCTCCCGCTCCTCCATCCATTGGTCCATCTGTTTCTAGAAGATGAAACTCTTCCAGCTTTCTATCAGAAAGAAAGCCGCTTATAAAAAAGCCCTTTGATAAATCATCCGGATCCATTTCTGTGCTGAAGCTTGCTGAAAAGAGCTTGTTCCCCCCTATCGAAGTATCATATGAAAACTGGTCCAACTTAGCCTTGTTAAAAGAATATTTTATAAGTGGTTCTAATCTTGTTTCTAGCGGAACGCTTCCTGCATGAATAGGGTCTGCTGTCGAAGGGGTGGCGCAGGTTTGGGGCATATTCAAAGTTATCGCGAAGTTATAATCTTGGTTGAGGTTCACTAAGTCAATTAAAGACCCAGAATTCATTTTTTCCACTATTCCATTAATGTTTATGGTTACTGGAGCGACAAAATTTACTTTTCTAGTAAGAGGGAATTTGTATCCCAAATTACTCTCGCTACTTCGAGGGACATCAAAGGATATCACATAAGATTCAAGGTGCAGATTATTAAAATCGATACCTATTCCAGAAAAAGAATCTATTGAAAAGTTAATATCTCCCGGATTTACTACTGTCACAGGATTCCTTTCTGCTCTTTTCGGGAGTATCACGTGCATGTCGGAAAATTGATTTCCGCTTTTTGGGTCTATTGTGGGGCTCATAAACCCACAGCCGCTCGTTTCGAACATTATATTTTCCCCGACATAAGAAACATCAACCTTGGGAAAAGAGTTTACGGCAGCTTGTGTCGAGTAGGAGGTCATATAGCAACGGCCAAAAGAAATAACATTATAGCCGGTAGCGTTTGGATCCGTCGTTTCTTGAGGGTCTCTAGTCGTGAGATCTTCAAGCTTTTCCCCTGTGTGTAAATCTTCCCGATCCCCTCTTACTGCTAGGTAAAAGTTTTTCCTGTCTCTATAGGTTCTAGCTGGAAAAAACGGGTCGTACGTTCCTGTTTGGTAATAATAATCCGTATGCTCTTCCTCGTCGACAAAACCAGACAATAAAGTGTGCCCAGTATTATTGGCGTAAAAAGGAGCACCGGAGAAAGGCTCTTCGTACTGGGGGAAATTTACATAAAGCCCCATTTTAGATTCGTTTGAAACGTCTGCAACTAAATAAGAAAAAGAAAAATTAACCTGAGGCGGATTAATTATCGGGCGGTCAATTACAGATCTGGTGTTCATCTGACTGATCTGAGTATGAGGGATGCTAATATCGTAAGAGAGAGTCTGTACTCTATCTATGGGTTTGACTAAATTGTGAGTAACTAGAGGATTGGAGTAGTTATTATGGGGCGCCTCACCTATATAACTTAAAAAGTTATGCCCAGATGGCCCTACGAAGAGTCCTTCCGCATTGTAAATAATTCTCGACATTATTCTCCATCATACTTACTGCAGTATAGTATACCAGCGAGAAAATCGTCCACCTGATGTTCGTAAGCGATAGACTGAATCTCTTTTACTCTTTCCTCGTTTCTGTCAGTCGGTTCGGCCGCATATCTTCCAGCTTTAGCTAACCAGTTTTCCGGGTCCTCGTTATGAATAACTATATTAGAAATCTGTTGAGCAATTTCTTTTTGCGTCTTATTAAGGCGCTTGCGATTATGCAATTGCCTTAACGCTGATTCGACTTCAATATTAAGCTTATCCGCTAGATTAAGATTATCTTGAATTCTTGATAGACTGAACTTAGCCGAGGCTTTTAAACCTATTGGGTTCTTCTTATCGGTTTCTTTTGGCCTACCGGTTCCCTGCGGCCTTCCCTTTTGTTGGGGCACAGGCTTTTTGTTATTTTGATTAGGCGTTTCTTTAGGGACTTCGATTTGCTTATTGCCCAAAACCGGCTCGTATAAGCCTTCGTCTCTGAGCGATTTAAACCTTTCTTGAGACTCTAACGATTCTTCTGTAGTTGGCATGCGTCCGGACTCTATAGCCTGAATCCCTTCTTCAGGGGTCAAAACTCCCAGTTCTATTAGCCTGCTGTATACTCTAGCGTAAACAGAATTGTCTCTTAAATCTAAATCTTCAAAATGAGGAGTCGGGTAGTTTTTGAAACCCATCTCTTTAGACAGTCTCTTAATTTCTGGAGTTAAGAAATCATTAATGAAAACTTTTCGACCTTCGTTGAGCCTTTCCATAAAGACTTGAACTTTGATACTTGAGTTTGCAAATTTTTCATCGCTCAAGAGAATATTATTCAAACCCATTTGAATATCATGATTGACTACTTCATATTTCTTGGGGTCCAGAATGCCAGCGATGTCGGGTATTACGAATTTGGCTTGAGTTGTATAATCGGAAATCAAAACTCTACCGACAGACTCGTTTTCAAAAAGCTTCTGCATGGCAAGAAGGTTCTTCTGGTTAACCCCGCCTTTCTCGGGCTCGGAGCCCATTGTCACCAATAAGATAGCTTGGTTCGTAGTGCGAGTTAAGGCCATGTCCATTTTTTTCATCTCCTGCTTCCAGTTGATGTCTTCTAAAACAGGGTAACCCATCGGGACAGCGAAAGGTTCATAGTCTTGTTTCTTGTAGAAGACCGCTGTCATTTTTTCAACAGGAAGAGGAATGGACACAGCGTTATTGGCGGGCTTTCTCTTTTCTCCTTTAATCTTCTTTATAGTTTCTGGGTCGAGGTTCTCTAAGACTTGAACATCTTCTTCTGTCTTGGGATTGCGCAACCTTTCCAACTCGTAATCAGTTAATATTTTTCTAAATTCTCCTGAAGTAAAAGTGATGTTTCCTGTGATTTGAATATCGGCAGGGTTTAGAATGATATACCTTGCGGGTAAAGAGTAGGAAGCGTCCGAAACCAAGCCAAAAGTTTGAGTCATCTTCGTGATATCTTCTTGCGAAAGACTAGCGTCAAACCTATGGATGAAAACGTTACCTGATCTGTAATACTCGCGAAAAAACTTACTTTGCAAATTATTAATGTTTATCTTTTTAAGTAAAGCGTTAAAAAAATCTTTAGACTTCTTGCTTCCTCCCGTAAGATATAGATTACTCATGGAAAATTCTGTCATGAGATCTATAGTATTTCTAAAGACTGAAAAGTTATAATAGGCCTTCTGGCAAAGCACTATGGTGTCCCTTATATCAAGACTAGAGTTACTGGAAACCCCTTGGGTATAGCGAAATGGGATAATACCGTCTTCGATATTCGAGTACCTGTCGGTTCTTTCTATTGACCCAGCCTTGTTGCGCCGCGTCCTAGTAGAAGCAAAAGACTCCTGAAACCCTTCTCCGGCCATTAAGGGCTCTTTAAGAGAATTTTCTTCCTTAGTTTTTCTTGTTACGGCCATATTTAATTTAAAATTACACTTAATTAATCATTCTTGGAACAAAAGTGAAGTTAGCTTCTTCAACTTTTATACTTCTAAGATCATTATAGGCTCTTACAGCCCAATTGCCTAGCATTAATGTCGTATAATTATCCCTTCTGGCTCTGTTTGCAGAATTACTTCGACGAAGATGCTGGGGAAGGTCGAAGGTTTGTGTTCCTTTGGCCGTCGACTTTACCTCGATCAAAGCGCATTGCTTCTTAGTTTGGTAAATTAGATCGTCTTGAGTCTCGATTAATTCCCCTATATCGTTAAAGGGGGTGAGGTTGATCGGGATCTTTAATGATGTAGCTCTTGAAAAGAAGCTTCCGAACGCTGAAGTCCTTGAGGCAAAAAATATTTTTTTATGATCGATACAAGACTGCAAGTATTCGTTAGCATTTCTTAAGAAGTCAGAACTAAAAATCTGCCTAAAGCAAACAACATTGTCTTTAGGGCTGTATTGCCTTTTAACCGATCTAAGCTCTTTTTCATATTCAGTACCTTCTTTTTCGGTATTAAAATCAAAAAACTTAATTTTTAACTTAGCTTCTCTAAATAACTCCGATTCATTTGCTCCATCAATAAATTGATACCCGGCGTTATCAATTATAATCAGTTTAATATTAAAGTTCTTGTATACGTAAAATAAATACTTGATATGATCCTTTAAGTTTCCTCCCGCCACTGCATAAGAATGAACCAATGTATAAGACGTTTCATCTAATTCCAGTATAGACATTGCGAAATAATCTGAACTCGGGCTATTACTAAAACTTGGGTCAATCGCTAGAATGTACTCCTTGTCGGGGCTCCCGGCTATTCTTGAATGCGGAGCTTCTCCGTCGGGCACTGTGCATTCGTACATTTTTTTCGCGCTAAAATAACTGTCGCTCCCATCAGTAAATTGAGCGCAGTATTCCCGCTGAAAAGAAGAAGTGGACGCGCCACCAGCTTGAGCTTCTTCAATAATCGTTTCATCAATCATATCTGTGGGAATAGATTCGTAGCCCATTTGAGATATGAAATACTTAGAGTCCTGAATGTCGTCCGAATAAATATTCCCCATCCACTCTTTATATGTTTTATATAAATTTTCGAAGCTATAACTAGCAGAAGACAAAGCTATCATTTTTGATTTATTCTCAAAAACCATACGATCTTTTTCCCCCATCTTTCCGGCCTTAATCAACGAGTCCTCTATTTCCCTAACTCTTATTCTTTCCGCCATGTCTTGAGGGGCAACCAAGAAAGGCATAAGGACTGTTTTAATAGTTTCTTCGGGAAGTAAAAGATACTCGTCAAGTACCAGAATGTTTGCTCGAAATCCACGAATCTTTTCTCCGCTCAAAGGTATAGCTGTTACGCTTCCTCCGTTAATTCTCCACTCAAACTGATCATTGCGTTTAGACTTTGCTCCGAAAGCCTGCGCTAGCAATTCAGCCCCTTTAGTCTCCACTATTTTTTCTAGATTCTGGAAAATAAATCTAGCAGTACGAAACGTTGGACCAGCTACAAGGATTTTTGTATTCGGTTCAAATATGCATTGAAGAAAACAATAAATAGACGCGATAAAAGTTTTCCCGCATCCGCGTCCCCAAACGCACATATTAAAATTCCTATTAAAAAAACCTTTAAGAGTAACTTCTTGATATGGCGCCAGTTTTATTCCGGAAATCAACTCTACCGTAAATCCTAAGTTAGCCCTTAGAAATTTTGCTAGCGTTATCTTCGCCTGCTTGGATTCGAGCTCTCCTTTTAAATCCAGCAATTCTAGATTAGTGTCGTTTACGACTCGGTTATACTTTTCGTGAGTGTACCACATATTTAATCATTCACAACAGTTTCGAGTCATATGCGTATTGCAGATCTACTTTTGCATATTCGCAATTACTAAAAAATATCCTTTTCATCACTCTTATAGACTCTTGTCTATCTTTGACAAAGAGAAACTGTATGTTGGGGTACTCTTGAATTACGGTTCTTATATTATGAAAAATATGTTGCGGGTTAGTTCTTATGTTTTTATAGGTTCTTTTAAGCTTGTGAAACATTAAACTCGCATTATAATCGCTCTCCACAAGAACAATCAAATTAGCGTTTTCCGTTTCAGCTCTTTCTATTTCATCACAGAACCTTTCATATCCGCCGCTCAAAGTACCGATTAAATCTTGAATAGATTTTCTTTCTATATAACAATTACAAGTCAAATCCTTGTCGCTGAAGGCATAGTCTCCATATTTCAAACCCTTAACCTCTGTAGGATAGTCGTCAATTTCCAAAGGACGCTGTTCCCTTGTGTCTATATAAATTTTCCCCCCTTCATATTTTTCCGGGGAAAATTCCAATGGTTTAGAAATAGTTTTGTATTTTGTAGAAAGTCCAACTTCTTCGCATATTTTATTATAGTCTCCAAATACTTTTTGGTAATAAGTCACAGAAGGGCTCATTAAGGACCTCAGTTCAACTTGGCATGGGGCGAATTCTAGATCTTTCTTTTCTTTTCTGTTGATGAGGAAGTTTTTAAAATACGTTTTAGCGGTTTCTGGGGCAACGTGAGCCATCCATTTTTTCAGGTTGGTTTTATTATTAAACTCTGAAGCGAAATAATTATCCTTGTTCGTAAAGTTTATTAGTTTGTTGTCGTACCTATCTCTTCTAGGGAAATATTTATAATAATACTCTTTGATTTTGAGCTTGTGAGCTTTTAGGTGAGCGTGAAGACTCCTGTCTGACTCAAAGCTTTTTCCGCATTCTCGACAAGTAGAAAGCATAATAATTTTAACCATTTAATACCTCCTCTTCCGTTAGGCCCATGATCCTACATTTAATTTCATCCATACTGGAAAGATTGTCCACTTCTTCTTTTAGCGCCTTTTTTCTCATTTCAGCAAGTTTGATCATTTTATGCCTAGATTCTTCATCTCTCCACATTTCAACAAGGTTTAAAATTGAAGCGTTTTCCTTGATCTGTTTGCTGAGCCTCTGGCTTCGTTTTTCTTTAAGTTCGTTTAAGAGTTTCGTTTGTCGATTTACGCATTGGTTGTATTCTGTTTGAGCAGTGTTAATTGATTCGACTAAGCTCATCGCCATCTTTTTCCCTTCGGTCTCTTCGGCCGCTTGATCGAGTAATTCCTGAAGCCTCTCTACTCTTATTTGAATATTAGATGCAATAACAACTTCTGCGGACAGAACTATGTATTGATCAACCTCCTCTTGCGTTAGATCTGGTTTGTCGTGAGTATATCTAACGAAACTACTTTCGAAAAGCTCCCGGTTACATTTAGAGGTATAGTTAGATATTTGATGCAAAAATCTGTAAGTATGCATGTACGCTATAAGCCTAGAAATATTTTTTTTATCTGAAGTTTTAAGGTTATTTCTATCTATACCTTCGTGGACATATTTATTAACTCTCGAAACAGCTTTAGTTTCGTTCTTCGGGGGCGAATAGTCGCTAGGGGAAACTTCTTTTATTATTTCTGATAAAACAACTTTACTGTCAATAGTCTTAACGAATTCGCTACAAGCCCGAAATCTCATGTCTGAGGGGTTTATTTTCTCGCCGAACAAAGAAGAGCTCATATCGGAGATTTTCATTGTCGAACAATTGTTATACAGAAAGTCTCTTTCCTCTTGAGTCAGTTCGTAGGCCTCTTTTCTGTCGGACGTTGCGACGGTTTTTTTTCCTTTCGAAGCTAAGTGCTTTTTTATTGCTCTGCCGTAGATGCTTCTACCGTCCCTAAATTTTTCATCAATATCAGGAAATACTAAAGCTACCAGCTCTTTTATTGCTGTTATACCTTTGTTTTCGTAAAAGCCGTCAACCGAGGCTTCTTCTTCTTTGCTAAGAAGGATTTCTTCTTTCTTTTTCATATATGCATATCCTCCGATACTATTTCTTTGGCTTTTTCTATAATGGATTTTTTTATGTTTTTGATTTGTTTGTATCCGGGGCTTCTGTTTTTTTCCGAGGTTTTATATCCTAGCATTTTCGCTACCTCTTGTTCTGATTTTCTTTTTAAAAAAAGGTTTTGGTAGACTATCCATTCGTTTTCTTTTAGTTTTTCTTTGAGGCGCGCGTTTAGTTTTTCTAATACTGTATCGAAATCAAATTCCTGTAGTTGCATATTTTCAGTTTCATGCTCTACCGATTCCAGAGGCGAAGGGAGCTTGGTCAGATACGCGGCTTTTTTTGTTTTCTCCCATTGAGCAAATAGCGGACAAGCAAAACTTTGGGTTCCGTAGATGTAGCATAGAGAATCGGACTCTGCGGCTGCGCATTTTAAACAAGGTCTGCAGTAATTTCCATAATTGTTTCTGATCAAATTTTTAATTTGATTAGAGATAAGAGTATTTATCCAAGGAGCTAAAGCTTTAGACTGATTATATAAATGCCA